CGGCATGGCCGAGGCGGGATTGGGCGGCACCAACGGTTTTATCGGCAAGATTAAAAATATATACAGGGTAGCGCTTGGCGCACTGGCCTTGTTTGATGTACTGCAGGAGGCAGACGGCACGCAGTGGCGGTACATTAAAGTTTATTCTGCTACATATTATGTGTTTAAGGAGGTATAAGGTATAAAACGCTTTCCGGCGCTGTAACAAAGGAGGGGGCGGGCGTTGTGAGAAGAGTACTTATTTATAAAATTGGTGAGCCTGAAATACTTCGCGGCGATGTAACCTCTGCTGCCGGCACAGGAGCATATTCCGCTTCAATAAAGGCGGGCAGCAATGACAGATTCAGGGTTGTTTGCCTTGGCGCCAATGGTGAAAACTCTGAAATATTTGAAAAGGTAAGTGCTGGATAATGGCATATATACCCCCTGCAAGCAATGCTGTTGATTTTACCCTTACCGGAGGATACACACCTCCGGCAGGGAACAGTGTTGATTTCACGATGTCGGGCAGCGGATCGGCCAGGGTGGCTGTTTGTGTTTCTGTTTTTTCAATCAGGCATGCCATAGAAGCCGAATTTGTTTCAGGCTTTTCAATCCGGCTCACTATCGGAACCGAGGCACAGGGTATTTACGGCATCTGTGTGGCCGAAGATCACGAGGCCGTGTATGCATTGATGTCGGGCAGCGCAGCCATGGAAGCTGTTTGTGTTTCTGTTTTTTCAATCAGGCATGCCATAGAAGCCGAATTTGTTTCAGGCTTTTCAATCCGGCTCACTATCGGAACCGAGGCACAGGGTATTTACGGCATCTGTGTGAAGATCACGAGGCCGTGTATGCATTAAGGGTTTTACTGTATGCGATCCATGAAGCACCGCACGCCATAGGACGTATCAGCAGAATTCATCAGGCAAGGTATACCATGAAGGCAAGGGTAGCCGGCGGGCATGCTTTTTTATATGATATCGCCGCTCTTTTTGCGGGGTTTGAGTGCATATACAACCTGATTTCCGGGTGCGAATCCAGTCACCAGTCACCGTACATGATTGCAGACACGCCTGGCGCCATTTTTGAAGCACAACACGCCCTGCTTGACAGCAACCCCGTCTGCAATGTGTTTGTTGCACCCTATGTGCTTGAGATGCCAACAGAACAGATCGACCACACCGTGTCGGCAGATGTTGCCGGCGTTATTATTGAATTGCTTGAAACGGAAATCTCAACCGATGATGATTCTTTTTGTTTGTTAATGACGGCCAGGGTGGCAGACATCGACTCGTGGCTTGCATGTGCGCCCGGCGACAACATCACCATAACCGTTGATTCGGTTGCGTTTACATTTATTATTGATGACCGCAACCGGTCACGAAATTTCGGCGAAAAAGCATTCAACATATCCGGCAGATCCCCGGCAGCAAACCTTGCCACGGGCAGGGCTCAGCCGGTAACAAAAACATGGGGCGCTATAACAGCCAAAGAAGTAGTAAATGAATTGTGCACAAGCAACGGTGTGTCCTATGACTATCAGTTATTAGACTGGACCATACCGGACGGCGTTCTGGCGTCTGAAGGCGAGTATCCGATCGAGATCATCTTGAAAATCGCAAGGGCGTGCGGGGGGATCATCCAGTCAACGCCATCCGGGACGCTGGTGTTGAAACCGAAATACCCGTCCTCGCCGGCTCAATATGGTTCTGTTGCGCCTGCGCTGACCCTTTCAGACACCGACGACTTTTTTTCCATTGCAGAAAGCAAAACCATCAAGCCGAAATACAACGGCGTGTACGTTATGGATTATCAGAGTTCGTCGGACACCATGTACGCCATCGAGCAGATCGCTACAGATCCGGTGACCTCTTCGGTAACGCTGGCCGTCTGGTCATATCCGTTCAAGGAAACCATTGATCTGAAAACCTCATATATTTTAACCGGCCTGGCAATAGAGAGTCTGGGTATTGTGGAAGAAGAAAAAACAGAAACAATTGAGATCATCGGCGGCAATGGGTCTGTAACCAAACCGGTGTTTAATATTATATCTGCTCAATACGAGCACAGCGTTAATCTCGGCGCAGTATCGGCAGTAAACACCGCCGTTATTACAGACACCAGGGGGCAAAGTCTGCTGAAGGTAACGTACACAACAAAATATCATAAATTTAAGGTAATCAATGCGGATGATTACGCATCTCAAATATACACAGAGGAGGCTGCATGAGCGTAACAGCGTCAATAGTTATAGACTTTGGAGCGCTTGAAAACGGCGCTCACATCGCAGCGGAACTTGATGAGAATAAAAATGGGGGCAAAACCACCTTTCTTGCGGGCGATGTTGTGTATTTCAGGGTTTATGCCGACATTGCCTATGCAATAACACCAACATCCGGAGACGTAGTGAAAGCATTGTCTTCTGTTGAATCCGAAACCATCGGTGAGATCCTGGCGTTTGTAAAAACCAAACAGGCGGGCGTTCAGAAAAAAATCAAGCCCGGCACCCTGTCATGGACATGGTACGGAAACAACCCTGGGAATCTTTTAAAAACAGGTGCAACAGAAGTGACTATTGATACTGCCCTGGAAGCCCCTCTTGCAGTGGGGAAAGTAGAATATAAATCCGAATACGACCTGTGGACGCTTACGCCGCCTGCGGGCATGGCGTCTGAATATGCAATTTTAATTCTGGTGACATCATTATGAAAGCATTAATACAGCGGGGAACAGGAGACAATATCGCGGCTGAAGCGCTGGTGGACCCCTTGTGTGTTACCGGCGCCGTAAGTGCTGAAAAGGGAAAAGCTTTTTTGTATTCCGAAGGCTTTGACGTATCAGAGTACGAGACGGAAATTCCGTTTCGGGGGGCACTTATATGCAGCGATATCATAGAGGTTCTGGATGCATCTATGGGAGAGCAGTTTTATGCCCGCCTTGCCGGCTGGCAACTGAACATATCCAAAACAAACGATGCGGTAAAGATACGTCAGGGGCTTCAGATTGAAAGGAGCCTTGTGCCATGAGCAATGCGTTGCTGCAGTTAAGAAAGGCTTTTCAGCAGCCGGATTCATACAAGGTTGGGAACGTAATAAAAAAAAACGGCGAAAACCTCACGATTGAAATTGAATCCGGCGTGCAGATTTTTGCGTGGGGAACAGCAGACACAGGGGACACGGTGCTTATAAAAAACAGGCAGGTCATGGCGAGAATCGATAAGGCAGAAACACAAAACATATATGTGAAGTGAAAGGAGAGTTGCAATGCAAAACAAACTTAAAAAAATATTTATACAAACCATTGTTTTACTGATTGTTGTTAATATTTACATTTCGTTTGCACAGCAACCGGTAACCGTAACAGTTACAAAAGATATAATTGAGGCTGATTTTGCAGGGTTTAACTTATATCAGGATGCAGATGAATCACCTTTTGCAACGATTAAAACCAGAACAAGTCCAGGCGTTTGGGAGGGCGATATCGTTTTAACAAACGGGAAGACTACCATCTATGCAACGGCTTTTGATGATAGCAATAATGAAAGTGTGCCTGGGCCAAAAATAGTTTTTAATCCTCCGCCTGGTGCGCCAACATCATTAACTGTCAAGAAATATAAATCTAAGTGAAGGCGTAAAACATGAATGAACTCAAGTGGATCTGGCCGGCAGTTACGTTTTTTTTAATGCTTATTTCGGGCGGCATTACTTATATTGTTACTATTGCGCTCAACAAAGAAAAGATAGGTGTGCTTATGGAGGCTGTGTTCCCCAAGGATCGCGAGCAGCAGCTCATGAGACGGGGAGACTGTTTCGATGTCCAGGAGCATTGTCAAAAAGTAAGGCTTTTAGAGCTTAAAAACATTTGTGCCACATTAAGCGAGCTGACCAAAAGATTTGATAACTTCCAGGAGGAGGTTGTCCGCGCGATAAAAAAAAAATAAGAGCGCGCAGGGAGCTGCCATGACAAATCATCGTGTGTATATTGATCCCGGACACGGGGGGTTGGATAATGGTGCATCATATGGATATGTGGATGAAGATGAGACCAATCTAAACATAGGATATCTGCTGGATTACGAATTTAAGGCGTCCGGGATCATCACATTTATGACCCGTGAGAAAGACGAATATGTTTCCCTGCAGCAACGGTCACTTCTGGCCAATATCAAACAGGTGGATGCGTTTATATCCATACACTGCGACGCCTGGCACTCTGAAACGTCATCCGGCATGACTGTCCATATCAGCCCCAAAGCGTCTACGGGGGCTGAGACGCTGGCAAAGGCAATCGTTGTGCAGTTGAGCATTCAGTTTCCGGGACATAAACAAAGAGGTATTAAAAAATCCAACTTCCATGTTTTAAATGCAACCAAAATGCCGGCCGTGCTGGTGGAATGTGAGTTTTTGTCCAATCCCGACACGAGAAAATTTTTAAAAAAGCCGGAAAACCAGAAGCGGCTGGCGCAAACAATTCACAGAGGGGCTTTAAATTATTTTAACAACATTTAAAAGGAGTCTAATTATGAGAACAAAAGAAATTTATAAATCTAAAACATTTTGGACGGGGATCGGCGCAATCGTAACAGCAGCGGCGGGCTACTGCACAGGAGGGATCGCCCTTGCCCCCGCTATCCAAACAGCGGTTACGGGTCTAATTGGCATTTTTCTCAGAACGGGCATGATGGACGAGTAACGTCTTGTGTGCCATCAACCATCCGTCAACCAAATTAATGCAAATCAACCAAAATATATGACTTTTTAAAACACGAAAACAAACAATATCAATAGGTTAAAAAGCACTGACAGCGTGTTCTATGCTTTGGGAGCAGGAAGTCGGAGGTTCAAATCCTCTCGCCCCGACCATAGAAAGTTAAATAAAAACAGTTTGTTGCTGATTTGGTTGGGCAGTGTGTTTGTTTTTGCGTCAACCATTGTGTCAACCATTTGGTAAATTTGGGACGTTAAATGCTGTCTTTTTTTGCAGATCTTTGGCCAGGTGAGCGTACACTCTCATGATCATTTCGCCATTGACGTGTCCTACCCGTTCGGCAAGATCTCTGATGTCGGCGCCGTTGGCAAGGGCATAAGTAATGTAAAAATGCCGGATATCATACAGGCGGATGCGCCGGGTGATGCCGGCTTTTTTTTTGGCGGTTTGCCATGCCCTTGAAACCGAGTTCACCCGCTTGCCCTGGTATGATACAATATACTGGCATCCGTTGCTTTCTTTGTTTTTAGCTTTAAGTTTACTCATAAACTCCGGTGTGAAATACTGCCAGCGCCAGGTATCTGTTTTTGATGCGTATATGCGTATCCGGTTCATGTCCCACTGGATGTCTGCCCATTTTATATTAAACAACTCGGTAGGTCCGGGACGGACGCCGCTGTTATATGCAACTTCCAGACACCATTGCAGATGATCTGGGGAAGCCGCCAAGATTTTTGCAAACTCTTCAATGGTAAACAAATCGATCTTGAATTTTTTCAGGGTTCTTAATGGCTTTCGCTTTCGCCAGGGGTGGTCGCTGATATAAAGGTTCTCTTCCGCCCATGAAAAAATGCTGGAGGCATATTGAAAGTACTTGTTGATGGATCTTGCCCCCACACCGGAATTGACCATGTGTCCGTGTATTTTGTTCCAGTCTTGTATGTTTATCATAGGAAGAAGTTTGTTGCTGATAACCGGCAGAATGTGGTTTGCAAGGGTACGCAGAATTTCTTTTATGGTTTTCGGGCTCAGGTCTATTTTGCGGTGTTCGATATATATATGTACCAGTTCTGAAAACGACAGCGCATATGATGACCCGACAGCATCCCACTGACCCCGCTTTTTTTTTAACCGTATGTCAAGATCTCTGGCTTCAGCCGCCCGTTTTGCTCCATGGCCGCGACCGAATGGCTCCCATATTTTTTTGCCTGCATCAAAATATACGCAGTAAACCAGCCCGTTTTTTTTTATGAATATCGGCATTCCTTTAATAGATTATATTTTTAGCTTTAGGGGTTCTTTTTATAGATCTCAAATGCTTCTTACGTCGTCACCATGCCATTATTACGAGAAAATTCCTTGCTAATATCACACTCACTATCATTGTTTTTATCAGTAGAATCTTTTTCGCTTGCGGCCTTTGCCATGAGACTAAGATCGGTTCCCGTTGCAACAGTCTTTGACGCCTGAATTTTCTCTTTGGTTTTTATAAGCGCTTTAGTCGATTTTTTAAGGAAATCAACAGCATGTTTAGCCTCATCGCTTTCAACAACCTCTCTTTTTAACACCTCGTTCTGTAGAATTGATTTCAGATAATCATCTTCAATTTTAATAGATGAACTAACACGTCTCAACTCTTTTTTTAAAGCTTGAAGTATTGGGGGACTAAGGATGATGGCCGCCAATGAAAATTTACTTGTCGCCTGTTGCTGCTGGCAAAACACAGCCATAGATGATGAGGTAAAACCTTCCCTGCTTAAATTACCAAAACTTTCAATAACCTGAATGTTTTTGGAATTTACACTAAGGAGATCAACTTCGTAAATTAAAAGCTTATCAACCGGTTGACGAAATTGAATTTTGTAAATCTGCCAAACAATCCCGTTTGTTAAAATAACCCATTCCACGCCCTGGTTTGCACCATAATCAATTGCCTGCTTGATATGAAAATCTTTTAAAGCAACACCTACGGCCTTAGCCTCTATTAAAAAACGGAGTTCCTGCCCAACTTTAACAGCGAGGTCCACATATGTACTTCTTATGGCGAATTCTGTTGTAATTTCAACATATTTCTTATAGCCCAATATATCAGCAAGCATGTCAGCAATAATAACAACAGTGTCGGACTCATTAATGTCCCTGTTTTTAGCTTCGGCCAAAAACAACTGGTACCGCTTTAACTGCTGAACGATCCTTTCCGTCACCTTTCTGGATATTGCCATAACAACCTCCTTTTTCCCTAAAGCTTGTTTCTATGTCTTTTTGTTACTTGATTTCCTGAATTCCCATGGAGTGACCGCGCGCGGATCACTCCAGAGACCCACCCTTTTCTGTCTGGCACAATCTTCCAGTTTAGCTAATTTTTGCTCTTTTGAATATCGCTTGTAATGCCACGCCAACCCAGCCTTTAACAACTCTTCATTTAGCACTTTACCACTATGGGTTATCCACGCAATTGTTCTGCCATAACGGTCATTGTTGACCGGCGTTACGTCAACCGTTTTTTTAAACACCATATCTGATGTAAACTGTTTGGCTTTTTTCCCAAACGCCTGTTTTTTTTCAGGGCAGTCTACCCCATAGAGCCTGATCTTTTCACCCTTGCCTTCATGCATAACGGTGATTGTGTCGCCGTCACTGACCCCCACAACCAACCCCTGCCATGCCCATGATAATGTGGGAATTAAAACCACCATTACCACAAAATATTGTAATATTATTTTATAACCCTTAAGAATGGTTTGCATTTTTTTTTGGCCGGGCATCAAGAACAAACCCCCTTACCAGCCCCCGCACATAATCATATTTTCGTTTGTCTGTTTTTTCAAGTTCAACAAGATCCAAGTTTAGCTCCAGCGCTGAGGCTTGATCCTGAAAAAGCGCAATAACCTCTTCGTGTTTAAGCTGTTTTTTGTTTCTTACCTCACGGATCTGTTTTTTTGCTTCTTCTTTAGATATTTTTTTTTCTTTTCCGCAGAACTCACAAAGGGCTTTGAGTTCGTCCGGGATATCAAGCGAAATTAACTTTGATATTCTATGTTTTGGCAAAAACCCGGTATTAATCCAATTGTTTATATTATTGGATGTCTTAATGCCAATGCCCGACCCTATTTTATTTATAAGCTCTCTTTTCCACCTATGATCAATGCTAATTTTGTAAAAAATAGCCATCTCAATAAAAAATTTTTCAACTTTATTCATAATAATATCAGCATTCTACCCATCTGTTGTAATAATAGTAAAAAAATAATTCATTTTTTTTCTTGACAATCTTTACAATCATTAATATTGTGAGAATAACAGTTTACCCAAAAACGGAAAACCACTTAAGGAGGGTCCGGTATGAGGCCAGAAAAAAGATCATTTGTCTTTATCATCCACCTGAAACGCTTTTTTCGGGTTCGCCTTCCCAAGACGCTCTCCAGCACGAAACATAAACTCCGCAAGCATTTGCCCTTTCTCTTTCTCATTCTTTTCAATAATAGCCTTGATCCGATTGTTAAGCGCCATGTTGTTCGCCTGAAGCTGGCCAACCGTCTTTGCGCATTTAAAATTTTCCGCCTCCAATGCAGTTACATAATTTTGAACCTCAAGGTCACACATCTTGAGTTTTGCTCTGAGCGCCATCATGGGGTCGGGATCATCGACAGTGCCAGGTTCTGTTTTAACGGATTTATTACTACCTTGAGGGCAGGCCATTGATGGGCTCCTTCATTTAATTTTAATTAAGGGCATATACATGACACCAACACAGCTACAAAAAGAATTAAAAGACTTAGGATACACCAACGCTGCCCTGGCAACCGAATATGGTGTGCACAGATCCATGGTAACCAATGTGATTAAACACACCCTGGGTTCGCACCCCCTACGTTCCTTTTTAGCATCAAAGGTGGGGTTAAAACCGGACGCCATATGGCCTGAAAAATATAAAAACGGCCTGCCGAGAAAACCGGGGCGGTATCCTTTTTATGGGTAGTTTATGAATTAAAATATTACGTGTCAACCATTATGTGTCAACCAGGAATCAGGCGTTCTTAAAACCGATCATATTTTTTTTGTTTAACATGTAAATTGCTTTTTTATTTTCCCAAAGCACCATAGGAGGCAATATGGTAATAGAAACATGGCAAATTTTCAATGTGGCAAAATTAAAGCTCAGGCCGGGCACCATCCAGAGTATTTTCAGACGATCATCGCGGCTCGTGTGTTATTGGGCTGCAAATCCCCGGGTGTGTGATGAAAACAAAAGAAACCCCATAGACCGCATCAGGCTTCTTTTAGATGAGTTAAACATGGCAGGATATGGCGAGTATGACAGGGCCGCCATTGATCACATGGCAGAACCGCTGGGGGGCAAGTTTGAGGAGTTTGCCCCCTGTCCGTCAGACAAGGGCGACATTAACGGTGAAATTGCGGACATAGCCATTGCTGTGGGAGAGCTTGCAACACGTATCCGGGAATCCAAAAAAGATGGTCATATGGATACGGTTGAAAGGGTTCAAATTAAAGAGGCGGCGCGGATCATCAAACAAGAGGTTGAGCAGCTTCTTGATGCAGCGGGGATACCATCATGAAAGAGGTATCTTTAAAAAACGGCAAAACAATTAAAACCCCGTGGCTGAGAATTGACGAGGCCGCAGCGTATTGCGGGCTGTCTTCATCGGCATTTACAGATCACGCACGCGACCTTCCCCACGGCGGAAACAGCAGAACCCGCATTTATAACACTAAAATTCTTGACGCATGGCTTGACGGCACCCTTGATATCCCTTTTAACCCTGATGCACAACCCCAAAGGCCATTTCGCAGGAGTTACATAAAACCAGATACATCATTGGGTCTGGTAGATCCTAATGATGGGCAGGTTTTTAAGACCAGGGAGATTATAAAATGAATAAAACAGTTGTTTTGCACTGGATAGCAGGCTTTGCATTTGGTTTTGGGATTTTACTGGCCGGGTCGGACGGGGTTTGGTTCCCCTGGACAAATTTTGCAGGCGTTTTGCTGGTGTTGCTTGCCATGCTGTGCGCACGGGCGGACGAAAAAGCAACAGCCGGATCATCAACAATAACCCCCTGCGGGGATAGGGTAGCACCTGAAAAGCGGTATGCCTCACCGCCTGCCCCGCAACATACCAAGAGGCGCCAACACATGGAGGCATCATGGACATACCAAAAACCAGAGCAGGATCTAATTATTTAACAGAAGCAGAGGAAAAAAAGCTTTTTTCCACCATGAGAAACAGAAAAGAAAATCAGGCTGAAAGAGATTATGTGCTGCTGAAAACGTGCCGGCTTCTCGGGCTGCGCCGGGCAGAGGCGCTGAGTTTGAATGTGGGGGATATCAGAGAAAAAACACAGCTTCTGGTGGATAAGCGGATCTGCAGAAAAAACGCAGAAGGCGAGTTATATCTGCCCATGGAACTGCAAACCATTTACAGGCGGTTTTTGCTTTTAAAGCGGCGGTGGGGAGAAAAAACGTTTGATCATTCACCGCTGTTTGTTTCTAAAAAGGGCAACCGGCTGAGCCTTCGGGCATTTAATGACGTTATGACCAAGTGGTGTGCGGTTGCCGGGATCCCACCATATACCCCTCATGCCCTGCGGCACACCAAGGGGCAGCGAATCATGGCCGACATCCATATTTTATCCCAGGACGAGGCAGCAAAAAAACTTTTGTTTGCCAACCAGCAGTTACGGCACAAAAGCATGGGCAGCACATTAATTTATACAACCCCTACCAAGGAAGAAATGCAAAAGGTTGGGGCAATATAAGGAGACACAAATATGTCTAAAAAGCCGTTCAACATGGGCACTGTTTGGGGACGCATCATCGAAACCAAAGACATACAAGACGATAAGCGGCATTTATCCCTGCATATCGGCTGCATGGGCAAAAGCGGTAATGTTCATGTTTACGGCACGATGTGGAATGACGATAAAATTTCTTCCCTGCTGACCCAGCACAAAAAAGACCCCAATCAAATGTTTCGGTTCAGGGGGTTTTTTTCCCAATATCTTCCTACAAACAAAACACAGCGCCTGACGAACTTCCGGTTTTACCAGTGGGACGTTGCGCCGGGCCATGAACCAAGGGCAGCATTTATAATGAGGGGTGAAATTGTCAGCACAGAGGAGAAGGGAGACAAGGGGGTTGTGAACCTGCTTTTACTGCATCCCGCCCAAAGCGGGTACAAGGAAACCAAAGAAGATTTTGAACTGTGGGTTCCGGAGGAGCGTCTTCTTGGATCGCTGATCACCGGACGGTTTTACGAGGTGAAGGGGCTTTTGCAACAAGGCGACGGAGAAGACTTTTACGGGCAAGCAAAAGGTGATGTGCGGCCGTATATTTTATCTGTGGAGGAGGTGTAATCATGAACGCTTTTGAAAACCAGCTTATTGACAAGGCAAAACAGATATATGGCGAGATCCTTCCATGCGGTCTAAAAACCAGGCTGGCGGATTGTTTTACCTATGAAAAAGAAATTGGGAAGCTTGTGTTCTGGTTTAATGTTGCAGCCGATAACTCCACCAGGGCGCTGATTATGAAAATCAATGGGGTGGACCAATGAAAATAGGCATTATGGGGACGCACAGTGTTGGAAAAACAACCCTTGCTTTGCGGCTGGCCGCACGACTGAAAAGAACTTATCCTGAAAAAAGCGTGGGGCTTTTAAACGAGATTGTTCGGCAATGTCCCTTTCCGGTTAACAAAAAAACAACCCCAAACACACAGCTTTGGATTTATCACAAACAGATGTCTGAAGAAATTGAGCTGTCTGCAGCCTATGATATTCTGATATGCGATCGAACCGTTCTGGACGGCCTGATTTACGCGCAATGGGCCGGGTTTAGAGATATTGTGGATGATTGCCTAAACCAGGCGCTGTCGTGGATTGATACATATAGTAGACTTTACTGGCTAAGGCCAAACGGAAAGCCCGTTGCTGACGGATTCAGGGACACGGACGTTAATTTTCAGCAAGACATAGACGGCATTATGGCCGCGTGGATCAAGCAGTTTGGGATTTCGGCCACTGTTGTTGGGAACACCCCTCTATGCGTGCAGACATAAGAGACGAACGTTTCACTGGCCGCAGCCCATGTTTTTTGTGCAACAGTAAAAATATGGACAAAAACAAGTGCGCACCACAATGCGAACGTCTTGAGCTTTACCGTAAACCACAAGAAGAACTGGAGGCAATATATATGGATATAGAAAAAGGTAGCATGAACAATCAGGCCACAGAAACCGCAGGACAAACCTCTATGGGTGTGTCTCCTGTAAAAACATGTATTATTAAGGATTGCAATGGGAAAAATAAGGCGCGCGGACTGTGCGACAAGCACTATAGAAGATGGCAGGTGGGGAAAATGAAACACCCCTTACATGGTTATTTTGTAAAAAAAACACATGAGTTAAAAATAACGCCTGAAAAGCCGAATGGTAATACACAGGAACGGCCTGTTGATTGGGGTGCATATCCGAATATGAAACAAGCCATACAAGATCTTGCCGAAACCCATTTTTTACCCTTTGAACATATAGTTGTCAGTTTGATTGGGGAGGCCTTGTCGACGAGGCACCAGAACGTTAAACAACAGGGAGATTAAAACCATGTTATACATGGTGATGAAATGCCAAGAAATATGAGTTTTATGCTCACAACTGAACAAGTCAGAAACCGTACCAAAACGGTTACTCGTAGAACAGGGTGGAGTTTTTTAAAACCTGGCGACATCGTGAACGCCGTTGAAAAGGGTATGGGCATCAAAAAAGGCCAGAAGGTCACGCGGATCTGCCAAATCAGGATTAAGTCTATTCGGTGGGGAGAGCCTCTATATTATATTACAAAAGATGAGTGTATCAAAGAAGGTTTCCACGAAATGGAACCCGATGATTTTATTGATATGTTTATCCGGCATAATAAGGTCTGGGCTGGGTGCCCTGTCAATAGAATTGAGTTTGAGTATATATAACGTGAAGGCTGAACCGACCCCGGCAACCAGCCTAAACTCGAAACCCGACCAGCTTCCACGGGGTCGGTTCGAGCCGTTTGTTCTGCCCGTTTTGGATGCCTGTTGCGGATCGAGAATGTTTTGGTTCGACAGGCAAGACAACCGGGCGGTGTTCATGGACAAGCGAAAGGAGACGCATGTATTGACCGACAAATCAAGCACGGGCGGAAGCCGGACACTGACCGTTGACCCTGACCTTCAGGCGGACTTCACGGCGCTGCCCTTCCCGGACAACAGCTTCGCGCTTGTGGTTTTCGATCCGCCGCATCTGATACGAAACGGACGCAAGGGCTGGTTGGCGAAAAAATACGGGAAGCTCGAAGGCGACTGGCGTGAAGAACTGCGCCAGGGCTTTGCCGAATGTTTCCGAGTGCTGAGGCCAGAAGGTACCCTGATTTTCAAATGGAATGAACATGAAGTGCCGGTGACGCAAATTCTGGAACTGACGCCGGAGCGGCCGCTTTTCGGCAACCGTTGCGGCAAGAATGCCAAATCGCATTGGATAGTGTTCATGAAGGACGGACGGTATGAATAAGCAGAACGGTAACACACAGGGAGATTAAAACCACATACAAGGCATGAAAGAAACCCCAACCAGGAGAGTCATGAAAAAACCATATTATCAGATAACTGCCATATGCAATACCCCTACGTGCCGCGGCAGGATTTTTAGAGCCGAACGCAAGCGGGTTGTCAGGACGAGCCAGAGCGGTGCGGAGCACAAAATCAGCAAGGTTGTTTGCCCGCAATGCCGGATGTGGGCAGACGTAACAAAAATTGATATGATGATAAAATGAATGATTTTAATCAAGTAAAAGCAGCCCTGAATATTACAGAGGTTATAACATATTCAACCGGCCTTTCGATGGGGAAAAACTTTTTAGAAGAATGTCCGATGTGTGGCGGCCACGAGTGTTTTTCTATTAACACAAACAAACAATTGTTTAATTGTTTCCAGTGCCCCGACAAAACCGGTGGGGATGTTTTTTCCTTTTTAAAACAATATTACTCTATAGACGACAAGCAGGCGCTGGAAAAAGCAGCGGCCTTTGCCGGAATATCCTTAAGCACGGTCGAAAAACAAACCCCTCCCCTTTCGATAAACGAAAAGATTTTTATGGAAGCTGCAAACTACTACCATAAAAACATGCTTAAAAACGGTGTGAGAGAATACCTTACATTGAAAAGAGGGCACAGAATTGAAACACTGAAATCCATGCGGGTAGGATACAGCGACGGGCTTTTAAAAGAGCATCTAAGGAGTAAACAGTTTTCAGGAAAAGATGTTTTGGCCTCTGGCCTTGTAAGAGAAAAAGAAATTAATGGCCGAAAGGTAATGCTGGATTTTTTTGGAAAGGATTTTATTGTTTATCCCCATATTGCATCTGGCAGGGTGATGCACTTTACGATGAAAGACCCCAAAAAAGAAAAAGCCTACCAGTTGCCAGCCGAAAAAAGGTGCGAAAAGTGGTTGTTTTACAATCAGGACGCCATAAACAACCATGATACTGTTGTTATGGTAGAGGGCGAAAACGACCTGCAGTCGATTATGGATGCGGGGTTTGTAAATGTGATCGGCATTATGGGCCAAATCTCGGACAACCAGATTAAAGCCCTTGCATCAGCATTTAAAAAAAAGATGCTTGTCTTGTGGATGGATAACGACCCGAGAAACGAAAAAACAGGGAAACGCAGCGGGAATGAATATGTACGCAAAGTTTGCGCAGGGCTGAAAAACATCAATATTAAAATTATTCTTTATCCTGGCGATCCGGATGAGTGCGACCCTGATGACTACCTGCAAAATTATAAAAAAAACAAACGCCTGGAAATCAACCGGCTGATAAACACGGCGGTTGATTATACTTCATGGGAAATTTTTCAGGCCGGCAAACTGCCCGACCTGGAACAGCGGCTGGAAGCATTAAAAAAATATGGTGTTTTTGAATCAACGGGAGCTGCGCCAGAGACAAAAAAACAGATCTATATTGAAAAAATAATAGCCATTGGGTTTAATGAAAAAGCCGTTGAAGAACAACTTAACAGCAACATAACCATTAAAAAAACCCTGGAGACCTATTTTGAAAGCCTGGTGAAACGGTCGGACGCCAACCCCAACACAATTGCCGGTATTTTATTCAGGGAGTTTTCAAAAAGCGGCCGTTTTTTTTACGATCGGGACCAGCGGGTTTACCTGCTTCACAACAGCCATATTTACGAGATAGCAAACAACCGGCCATTTAATGCGCTAATGAAAAAAAACACCATGATCCTTCCGACAGAACAAATCGGGAGAAACACATGGGAATCGTTGGCAAGCGAGGGATACAACTCTGGCAAAGAAATCAATCTTTCAAGCTGGCTGCATGTAGACAGAATAAAAGATACTGTTTACGTTAATCTGAATTCGTCAGATAACATGATTTTAAAAATAAGGGCAGGCGCTGTTGAGGAAATATCCAATGGACTTAATGAGGATAATATTCTGCTGAGATCGTCTTCCACCATAACACCTTTTACGTTTCTTCCGGATGTTGATGTTCAAGAGGGGATGGCGTTGTTTAGGTTATTGGTCTTTGAAACGCTTACCTGTGAGAAAGAACAGCGGTATCTTATTGTGTGCTGGCTTATCTCCGCTTTTTTACTTGGATTTGTTCGCGCACAGGCGCTGTTGAAATTTTCGGGCGGCTCTAACTCCGGGAAATCAACGTGTGCAGGAAGACTGTCGCTGTTGTTATATGGAGAGGATATTGTGGGCAACCCATCTGCTGCAGCCGCTTTTGCAGAGGCCAGCCAAAACCCCATGATCATTATCGACAACCTCGAATCACAGGACGTAAACAATCAGATATTAAAATTTTTGCTTTTGGCCGCCACCGGTGGCCAAAAGCTGAAACGAACATCGGGGACGGAATCCGGAGTTACAAAAGAAAAGCCCAAGGCGCTTGTTTTAGTCACGGCCATTGAGCCGTTTTTAAAACCGGAACTAATAAACAGAACGTTTGATGTTGAGTTCAGCACAAAATTCTGGAACGAGGGCTTTGTGGAAGATGAGGTTATGGGTGATATATTAAAAAACAGGGACAAAATTCTGTCGTCAATTATAAAACTCATCTCTAACAACATACTGCCAAGCCTTCAATCAAGACGGGCATATATAACTGTTTTGCAAAAAGAGTATCAATATCATTCAAAGGACCGAATGAATGAATATCTTGCCTTGTTAATGTTGATATTAGACAAAATACTGCCATTTATCCCCTATTATTCTAAAGATCACGTGCTTGCAGGCACAGAGACATACAGCAAAGAGATAAGGTCTGCGTGGATCGAATATCAAAACACAAAAGCCAAAGAGGCCGAAGTTTCAAGCAACAACATCCTGAAAATGCTCGACGGTATTATTCGGGAATATATATTGCGAATGAAGGAGCTCGAATTAAAACCGGAATACATCTATGAGTATAAGAAAGAAATGTTTGTATATCAACACCCGGAATATGGCATTACACTAATTAAAAGCCTCCCTGAAACGGTGGAATCTGAAGGGGAATATTACACCAAAACAATCATTGAGTTTGAAGTAACATCAAAAGATATCGTTTATGCTTTTGATCGCTTTTGCAGGAACAATGGATTAAAAAATATATATGGAACGGCGGCTGTGTTTGGATCACGACTGAAAAACGACGCCCACCTACTCAAAAAGGGGGGTTGGGAACTAATAACAAAACCAAAAACAGAACCATATTTTAAGACCATTCATGGACAAAGATTTTATAAGTTTAAGAACACATTATACCGGTAAAGAACTTGTTAGAACCTATGCACCGTAGGTGGGGAGCCCGGATGTTGGCTTGGCAGACAAAGGATGCTCCCGGAATAATGCTAAGCGCTATCTGAGTGTAAGAAAGATTGACAATCGGAATAGACGATCTAACCCGCTACCAGGAGAGCGTAGCCCCGGATGAGGGTAACCGGGTTCTAACCATCAAATCAACTCTGACAAGAAAAGCTGAGCTGCTTCAGGCTTGCATGGTTCCAGGTGAATATTATGGAAATTGAAATGGGCATTTTATTTGAATCATTAAATGATAGACGTCCACACGGATACGTTAAAACGATAGACGGTAAACTGTATATATTGATAACCCACTCAGAATTGATAGATGTATTGAAAGATTGTGGAATATCAGTAAACACACATAACCAAGCAAATACAGCCGACAAAAAGCTGTGCGGCTGATTAGCGGTCGTTATGGTTTTTATATTATTTGCTTTTATTAGGTATTGTAACAGATAAACAGGGAGCTTGCACCACTTGCACCCAGAGTTTGGCCTGCCAAACTTTACCGAAGATTTTTAGCAAATCGGTTGGTAAAAAATTTATAACATTTATATTTTTTTATATATTATCACTTAAAATAAAAGTAAATGCTGTAAAAAATAAAAATACAAACAGCCGTTTGTGGGTGCAAGCTCTTTAAAAAAATAAGAAACAGGGTGAAAACAGTCCTTTTTTTTTGTGTTTTTGCCTTTTCCACAAATCTGAGGGCATTTTTCTGGGAGCTTGCGAGCTTGCACCCAAAGTATATATAACTTATTGATAATATTTAATTTTATAGTGGGTGCAAGTTGGGTGCAACCCTGGGTGCAGCAGGGTGCAAGCTGGGTGCAAGTTTCTGTGCACAAAAGTGAACTTGCACCCAAAGTAATGTAATTATTTCAATATGTTAATATTTTGGGTGCACGGGTGCACCAAAAAAAATTAAAAAATAAATCAGGGGTGTTTGATGGTTTTTTTAAATAAAAAGTGTTTTTTGTCTTATAAAGGGCATGGATCTTTATAATGGTGCGGATTAGACGAAACAGTTTTTTTTGCTGTGTGGGCGGCTTCCCGGTGGAGGCCTTAATGTGTTTGCCTTCCATACCACAGAAGGTGTGTAGTATGTCTATACTATTATTTGTTGGTGTCCTTACAGTAGTAATTTGGCTTCGCTTACTTTACAAGTCTGGGTGTTTATTAAACACTCCTTTTAACCCTGTTGTGCCTCTCTTTTTAAAATGGAACCAACACGTGGCAGTAATTGAGCACGAACTTACGGAATGACTGCTTATAATTACATAATGTGCGGTAAGAGGGTTTATGGTGGCGGTGATATCAGTATGTTATGGGCTGTGTTTTTTATGAATTGTGCAGTTATGTTTCAGGTGGGTGGTGTGTCCGGGTGGGTTGTTCGGACTGGTGGCACCCCCCCCATGAAAGATTTGTGGGTTTTGGTTTGGCTGCCCACCCACTGGCGTATCTATAATGTAGCTGTTTTTCCAAACAGGGGGGACCGGGGGGATGATTAAGAAATTATTGGAACAATGGAGCCGGCATCTTGTTATTTTGCGTGGGCTGTCTCCTGTGAGTGTTGAAAAATACAGCGGGATTATCGTTGAGTTTTTTGACTGGTACAAAAAGGATCGCCCTGGTGGCTTGCCTTCCAATGTGGGGCGAAAGGATATTGAGTGTTATCTTAAGTACTTGTTTTTTATACGAAAAAACACAAACATGACCAGGAGAACAAAGATCACGGCTTTGAGTATGTTCTGGAAGTTTCTTGTATATGAGGGGATCTCAAAAGAAGATGTTACGGCGCAAATTCCAAAACCCAAGGTGCACAAACGTTTTGTTCAATATTTTACACAGCCTGAAGTGTTACGTTTTTTCCGGCAGGTGGATATTTATTCTGAAAAGGGCATCAGGGATGCTTGTATATTGATTTTATTTGTTTTTTGCGGGCTACGCGTGGGTGAGCTTTGCGGGCTGCGCTTGAATGATGTTGTTGATGACGGCGATTATATTGATATCCAGGTGCCCGATGATATCGGCAAGCAGGGAAGCTCACGAACTGTTGATTTGTGGAAGGCTCCCAGCGTTTTTATTCGCCAGTGGGTACAGATCCGGCTGTCGCAGGGCGCCACGGGAACATCGAGCCTGCTTGTGAGTTACCGCAAGGGCGGGGTGTGTATGGGCAACCCCTTGATAGCAACAGATATTTCCCGTCTTATCAAAGTGTTGGGCGAAAAAGCAGGGATACGAAAGGCACGGATTCATGCGCACATGTTCCGCGCCACGCACGGATCAGACCTGCGGAACATACGGGGATATGACATCTGCGCTATTGCAGACAGGCTGGGGCACAAAAACATAAGCACCACGGACACATATTTGCCCAAACGAAACCGAATTACAAAAGAATACAGGAGTTTACGTGAATACTGGCTTGAGTGGGAAAGCATATGGACAGGAGATGACCATGGTTGATTCAGACTACAACGAAGCGATGGATTGTTTTTATCAGCGGTTGTGCAATGAGTTCGGCCTGGCATCAGGCAAGGCGATTTTGCGAATTTTTTTTGAAGAGATGGGCGGGGTGCGCCTGAGTGTGCCCACGATTGTCAGGCTGGAAAAAGAGGCCAGAGATCAGCGTATTTGTAATGAATTCAACGGGATAAACCATGAAGAGCTTGCCATCCGGTTTGGGTTGTCTGTCCGGCAGGTGCGCAGAATTGTTAATGAGCAGTGAGGGGTGCAGGGTTTTTGATCGCCGTATGAAATTCGTCCGGCGATCAAAAACAAAAAAAACATGTTGACATTTAAAAACCAGCTGTGGCATGGTGAAACTGTACCGGCAAAATCCGGTGCACGGTTTAACAGCCGGCATCACCAAAAGGCGTGCAAACGCCAACCTCATACGGCGTTTTTTTATTTCCGTATGAACTATCGGCGGGTTGTATGCGGGAGCCTTCGGGCTCGCCGGTGTTGCCTTTTGGGCCGGTCTGTTAACCGTATGCGGCCCGCCTTTTTTTGTTTAACAGCGAAAAAAGTGCGGATTTTCTTTAATTTTTTACCAAAAGGAGGTCCCACCATGTCTGACATTGTTACCACACCTGTTATCAGTGACAAAAAACCCAAGAAAAAACACCATGTTAAAAAATTAATACCTGTTGCGGCCTGGGTGCACGACCGGGGATGGATGGCTGATATCATGCCCATGCTGGCAGATCTCCAGCGGCTTGATCCCAACAAGTTTGCCTATGCCACGGGGTTTATTACAGGGCTGCACATGGGGATCACCTCCAATTCGTGCAGGCCGAGGCTTGAAATCATAAAAAACCGCAACAATTTGATATAAAAGGAGATTATCTTATGAATAATATGGTTGTTATTAATGGAAAAGAGGTGGAACGCATTGAATATAAAAATCAGCCGGTTGTTACGCTGAAGATGGTGGATGAACTGCATGAACGGCCAGCGGATACTGCCAGAAGGACCTTTACTTACAATAAAAAGCAGCTTGTTGAAAAAGAGGATTATTTTAATGTGCCGCATGAGGAGTGGAAGGAATTTTTGGTCGGACGAAATTCGTCCGACCAAAAAGGAGGCCATCGCGGCGATATCACCTTTTTAACCCAAACCGGATACCTCATGCTGGTGAAATCGTTTAATGATGATCTTGCGTGGAAGGTTCAGCGGCACTTGGTGAACCGGTATTTTGAAAAACCGGGGTTTATTTTAGACCCGAGCACCAAAAACAGAAACAACATCAATTATTCCCTGGCAGGTTTGTGCAAGAATGCAGACAGGTATCTCGGCGGGAAGGTGTCTTTGCGGGTGCTGAATCATTTTACAGGGGTCAAGGTGGATGATTTTATTGCAGAGATCGATATCAAGCAGCGCGAGAAAAAGCCGGCCAAGCATTTAAATGATTTGGATGCGATTGATTTTTATATGCATGCGCTTTTAGATGACGGCCCTGACACGTGGGGGTTTTCCACGGGCATTGATGTTCACAACAACCTTTATTTTGTTGCCATGACAAACGCGCTGGTTGAAGCGTTTGAGCAAATCGGCAACGCAAAAGGGCTGCCTGCGTTTCCTTTTTCTGTCAGGCAGTTCGGCGCAAGAATGCATTTTTTAAAATCCGAGCTTGAGAAGCTGGGATGGACCAAGACAAAAGAAAAGGCTGTTGGCGGGAACCGGTATTTCAGGTATGTGTTTAGGAGGGAGGAGGGGGTGTGAAAAAACCAACTAAATTCCAGGGCGAATTGACCTGATAATCAATGGTTATACTTTAGGGGGGGATTCAATGTGTAATTTTTCCAAAGAGGATGTCGTAAAAATGGCAAAGGCAATTATGGATGAGCCTTGTCGCTATGTGGATGGAGACTATACTCCTTATTTTTTTTGTATATATTGCAATGCTGAACTAAAAGGGTATAACAGGAAAAAGAAAGATTTCAAACATGACATTAACTGCCCTGTTTTGATAGCACAAGATATTTTAACGGGGAATAAAATATAACCAACGCATAGAGCGGACTTGGCAAACTGCGCCAAGCAGCTCATGCTTAACGTTATACCACTAATCGGGAGGGCGAAAATGGATATTCAAAGACTTCGAAATTTAACTACTGGGAAATTACACACTGAAATAGGCCATATTTACGAGGACCTTGGAATAATTACAGGTGAAGATGGTTTGATGACGCACATGCTTCCCAGAGCTTGTCGCGCCATTGAGCCGTGGCTCCGCGATAATATTCAAGATGATATGTTTTGGGATGGGAAGTATGATGTAACTCATACAGGGGTATTTGATTTACCTGAAACAACAGAGCAAGATCGGAAAATATTTTTTGAGCGTTTTTCGGCGATGCCTAATCCATTGGAAGGTAAAAAAGTTATCGGGGTCGTGATATAACAAGTCGTTACACTTGACCGCGAAAAACAGCGGCAAGTCAGCTTAATCGTTAGGCACGATAGGGAGCATGAAAATGAAAATTGAAATTGAAAGCACTGAGAAAATTGTAACGCTGGATGGTATCCCGGCGCGTGTTTGGGAGGGGCGCACCGATAGCGGAATTGAAATTCATTGTTTTGTTACACGGATTTCGCCTCAGACACATGAAAACATCGAACAATTTGAACGTGAATTGCGAGAGCAAAAAGCACCATCTGCGGCGGTTGAATCATATCCGCTGAGAATGATCCTGTGATGGACAAAGACAAAAGAAAAGGCTGTTGGCGGGAACCGGTATTTCAGGTATGTGTTTAGGCGGGAGGAGGGTGAAAGTATAGCATAATGCTTGAATTATTGGCAAGATTTTAAAAATTTAAAATAGTTATCACGGCTCATGTTTGCGCTACGCATGTTGTTTCTTATTATTACGACATCAATTTCTTTGTATTTTGGTATTATTATCGGCCGGGTGCATCCGTTTTTTATATATGCCATGTGATCGCCGTTTGTTCTACTATAAACAAACCCGGCTTTTTTAAAAATACATACAAGAACTTTCCAGGGGACTGGGATTAAACGTGGCATTGATCTATTTTTGATTTGGCATATAAAAGATTAAGGGGGACATTTACATAATCTTCTTTTTTAATTTTTGGGCTTTTAGGCGGGGCTGGGTATATAGTGGCTTTTTTAAACCCACATTCGTTTAATACCGCGTCAAGGGTGTTGCGCTCAATGCACGAAATGAAAAACAATGATAAAGCTTCTATTAAATTGTTTTTTGCTTTTTTAACGGTATCGCCCTGAGAGGAAACATTTAAAACAAGACATGACGCCACATACCACTTTTTTTTTTTTGTTATCTTGGCAGGGAGCTTAATTTCCATAATCATGTTGGTTGCCATTTTTATTTGCTCCTTTTTAAATTTTTCATACCTTCTATTTCTTTATCAACTATAACTGCAAAAACTTAATAAGTCAACAGGGAGTTAGGTGATATGAAATATCAAAGATTAACGCAACGAGACACAATCAGAGAAGGTGATGAATATTATACAAATTGGGGAACGTGGACAGAAATTGAAACTGAATTTATTGATAAAAGAAAGGGGGCTGTGTTTGGCTGGTATGTAAAAATGCGCCGACCCCTAACGAATAAGGATTGTGTTTTGGGTTGCCAGCAGATGAGGGCACAGGAGGGGGGCAACAGTCGAAATATATTTTAAATAATGCTTGAAATAATAAAACTTTTTAAATATAACTTGTGCAACCCAAAAACAAAAGGATAACTATTATGGTTGCTGAGTCTGCCGAAGTAATAAACACCTTAAAAGAGCTAATTAAAACAAGGGCTTTTAAAAAAACCGATGAGCCATCCTTCCCGTTATCCTCCGGCAAAAAAAGTTGCTTTTATTTTAATATGAAAAAAGTTACTTATTTCCCGGAAGGTGAATTTCTTATAGGCCAGGCTGTATATAGTAAAATTAAGGGGCTTAACCTTCAACCAAAAGCAATTGGCGGCCTTACCATGGGTGCTGACCCTGTTGCGGTTGCCACTTCTTTTACGTCTTTTTTAAAAAACAGCCCTATTGAGGCCTTCTCTATACGCAAAGAGCCTAAAGAACACGGAATGCGCTTACAGATTGAAGGGAATGTGCAGAAAGGCGATTCTGTTATTATTTTAGATGATGTTGTAACCACAGGGAAGTCCACCATACAAGCCATTGAAATCGCAAAAAAGCATGGTTTAAATGTTCTGTGCGCTGTCATTCTTGTGGATCGTTGTGAAGAAAACGGCCGTCAAAACATAGAATCAAAAGGAGTTAAGGTTCATTCAATATTTACAGTGCATGATTTTTAACGTAATTCCGCTACCCACCCCTACCCTTAAAAATTCATTTGTATTCATCTTCCGATTATTAAATGCCTTTTAAAAAAAGTGACATGATCTGCCAGATCGTGTCACTTTTTTATGTTATGGGGGAGATAACTGCTTAATTTTTTTTAAAAAAACAGGATGCTCCCATGGAAGAAGATCACGATGACGCCCATGTAACCCAACGCATTGGCATCCCCGAAGCAAATCGCGTTACGCGGCGATACACCATGTCCGAGGCTGCGCTCAAGCAGCGAAGAGACGCTGCACAGCAACCCAAGCCAGGCATGACAGGCATACGCAACGGCTGGAAGCACGGCAGGTATGCCGCATCTTTTTTAACCCGCATCAAACCATGCAGAACATCGTGCGACAAATATCCCTGTGACATTATTGCCCACGGAGGAACCAGGCCGGGCGGAGACTGCTTAGACGTAAAAGAACTGCTGCATGTCGTCAAGGCCGTAAAAGAGGCCATGAGCGACCCTAAAAAAACGGAAGATCTTCAGGACATCGCATCGTTAAACATTGCCAACTCCATTAAAATACTTGAAATGCTTCAGGAAGATATTTTCCGCGACGGCACCATAGTCAAGACCGAAAAACCGACACAGTTCGGAACGGTTACAGAATACAAGCTCCACCCGTCTATGCTGGCCATACCCAAAATGATTCAGGATCTCGGCATGCATCCGTCTGAATACATGCTTACACCCAAAGCCCAGGCAAAACAAAAAACAGAGGAAGAATCCGCCAAAACCCTTGCAGACATTATGGCGGATGCGGCCCAGCGTCTCGGTGCCGCCCGTGTGAAAGACAAAAAGGATGGTGAGCCATGACCGGCGACATGGAACCTGTTGCCATCAGTGATCTTGGAAAAGGGGTGATGATCCCCATGGAGATATTTGAATCCGTGCTGGAACAGCACGACTGGACATGGCACCAGGTTGCGCGGAAGGAGTTTCCAGGGCAGGTGACGTCTTTGACTCAACTGCAGATGGGTATTATCTGCAGCGACCCGCTGCTGTGGGCGACAATGTTTTTGCGTGAGCCGGAAGATCCGGATCATCGGGACTCGTATAATTTTTTTGATTATCAAAAAGAATCGCTGTGCTACCCGGGCAGCACGGTTCACAAGTGTGGGGCAGAGGTTGGCAAAACCCGTGAGATTGTTGCCTGGTGCATGTATAAAATGTTTACCACCCCAAACGGGTCAGGGCTGATCGGCGCGCCCCAGCAAACACATTTAGAAGAAATCATAGAAGCCATGGTGGATCAGTTCCAGTGGAACCACGATTTTGAACCTGTTTTAAAGCGCCACAAAAAACACCCTCATCATGCGTTTTATCTTTCCAACGGGTTCAAGCTGGATTTCAGGCCGTCCGGCCATGACGGCGAGGCTTACAGGGGGGTGCATGTGCGCACGTTTGCCATTAAAGACGAGGCTGCCAAGGATAAAAACAAAAAACAGTGGTCTGAGTTCTGGCGTGCCATTAAGCCGTCTGCTGTTGCAAAGATTTATTCGGTTCCTGACGGTGACCGGTCGTGCGAGTTTTTCAAGCTTGGCCAGCGTGCCGCAGGCGAAGACGACGGCGCAGAAGTGCACGGCATTTCAAAGAACCTCACGTTTAAACTGTTTAAATGGGGCAAACCCATGATGCCCGCCCCGTTTTGGTCTAAGGCACGAAAAAAGTTTTTTGTGGATCAGTATGGCGGCGAAGGGTCTCCGGAATACCAGCACAATGTTCTCGGCGAGGACGGCGATCCTGAAAATACGGTATTTCCCTGGCACCAGCTCAAGCGCTGCATTAAAGACATCCCTGAATACAGGGCGCTTAAAATTCTGGTTGATCCTGTGCAGCAGGAGGTGGTTGCCACGGGTTACGCATGCAGGTTCGACATGTCTGCAGGCGATGTTATTCCCCAAACCGTTGATCTGATGGATTCGGTGTATTCCATGGGTACGTTTTTTGACCCTGACGAATCCGGGGATTCGGAATTTACCAGGCTGATAAAAAGCTTTTTTATTTCGGTTTACGGCGCAAAGCGCGGGGGGGCGGATCTTGGTTTTTCAGGAGATCCAACGGAAATTATTGTTAAAAACATTATCGGCAAAAAAGAACGCATGGTGGCCAGATTGCAGTTGCGTCATGTGACCTATGACCAGCAGTGCCAGGCGTTAAATGCGCTTGATGATGTTTACGGCCCAAAGGAATCCATGTTCTGGGGCACGGATTTTGGTAATGCGGGATCTGCTGTAGCCCATGATCTGCAGGGGCTTGAAATCTATCAGCACAAGGATTTTGACGACCGGCTTCGGGGGTTTATGTTTGAAGCGTCTACGGAAAACGTTGACGAAGACGGCAACGAGGTGATTGACGCCAAGACCGGCAAACCTGCCAAGATTACGCTAAAAGAACTGGCCACGGACATTATTGTTAAAAAAATGCAGAAACTTGAGCTCGAGTATCCGCCCGATCCGGATATTGTTTTATTTTACACCAACCATACTGTGAGATATGGCCAGAAACACCGGATATTTAAAAAAGAAGATGATCACCTGATTGATGCCGACAGAACACAGATTCTGGCCAAACTTCTTGCTGAGATTGTGGAGGACTTGTTTGCATGAACCTGTTTTCGCTATTAAACAGAATCGGGCTTAGCAAAACAAAAGCACTGCCCGCCAAATCGCCCTGGCAGCTTAAACCCAACTTCGGCCAGGGGCCATACACAAAATACTTTCAAAACTTTGTTCCGAGAAAGATCGACCCTGATTTTTTTGAGTTTTTGCGCGAGGCAATCCCTGTGGTGGATGCGGCTATTAACCGGCTGGTGTCGTTAGACGGGCATCTCGGGGTTAAGGGAGATAATGAGGCGCTGGTGGACGAGATTCAGGACTGGGTTTACAACGTTCCGGTCAATGACCTGCAAAAAGGCGTGCAGGCTTTTCATCAGTCCATTACATCCGAGGCGTTTGAGCAGGGGTTTTCCATCAGTGAGTTTGTTACGGATAAAAAACGCACCAACATTGTGGGGTTAAGAACAGGGGACAGCAAGTATATCCGGTTCAAGCGCAGCGCAGACGGCATGACGATTTTGCAAAAATCCGATGACGATCACGAATACCGGCCGTTAAAGCCGGACAACCTGATGTATTTTTCCATTCATAACGAAAACCAGAACCCTTACGGCACCCCGTTGATGCGGTCGTGCGAGTTTGTGTCCCAGATCCTTGTGACGATCCAGAACTCGGTTAAAAACGTGTGGGAGCGGTTCGGTGATCCGTCGTATTCCATTATATACAAAACCAGCAAAAAAGACGGGGCAGACCTGAATACCCGGCGGCAAATCATAGAAGACGAATTTGCAACAGCCATCAAGGCCAAAAGGGAAGGCAAAAGCGCTGATTTTGTACGGGCAATCGATACCAATTCGGATATTACCATTGGTGTTATCGGCTCAGGCGGCCAGGTACTGGAACTGGAAGTTCCGGCCAGGCACATGCTGGAGCAAATCGTGGCAAAAACAGGCCTGCCGCCGTGGATGCTCGGCATGCACTGGTCAACAACCGAAAGGCTGTCTAATGCTGAAGCTGAAATGCTTCTGGCTGATGTTGCAACGAGGCAGGCTGCAAAGCTGCCGTTGTTTTACAACCTTATCAAAACCATGCTGCTTCTTCGGGGCCGCACCTGGAAGAAAGGCGACTGGCGTTTAGAGTGGGCGGGGGTTAACCTGCATGATGTGGTTCAGCAGGCGCAGGCACGCTTTTTAAATGCCCAGGCCGATTATTATTACCTGACCAACGCAAGGGATGCGGGCATTGATATTGATATTAACGATCTTGCCATCGGCAAAGCAGCTAAAGGGAAAAAAAAGGCCTTGTCACCAGCGCCCGCGCACGACTGCACGTGCAAGGAACTGTACAGGGCGGTTGCGTGGAGCGAACTTGATCATGTTGAATTCGGGTATGAAAACAACCTGAAAACCACGTGGGCAAAACTGCTTGAAAGCATCAAGGTTGTTCTGGGCTTTCCTGATTTAAAACAGGCAAAAGAACCTGAAGCGTTTGTTTTGTCAACGGAACAGGTGGCGCTGATTATGAAAGCATTAAAAGAAATGGTGGGCACATATGCGCCGGATGCGGAAGATTCCCCTGTAACATGGTATTACGGCCAGGCCACAAGCCTTGGGTATATTCAGGCCGCCAACCTGATCGGCAAACAACAGCCCATTCTCAACCTTTTAAAAAACAAGGAAATTTTTGAAACACTTACACAAAACGGGTTTGCCCTGGTGAAAAACCAGGCGACCCTGGCGATTAAAAAAAAGATTCTGCCTGAAATGCAGGCGTTTTCCCTTGCAGGAAGCAACCCGCTGGAAGCTGCACGGCATCTGGAACGCATGTTCGGCGATCAGAACGCAAGCTGGGAGCGTCTTGCAAGATCCGAGATGACCCTTGCCGCTGAAGAGGCCAAGCTGGACGAATGGGCCGCGTGGGGAGAAGACACCGCAGAATTTATGCCTGCACCGGGTGCGTGCCCATTATGCAAAAGCATGAAGGGCGAATATGCATTAAAGTTGTGTCCTGTGCCGGTAAAAAACACGCACCCGAGATGCCGGTGCAGCCTGGTGCCGGGAAAAGGCAATTAAAAAAAGTGACATGATCTGGCGGAACATGTCCGCCTTATCTGTTAAGGGAAAATAAAATGGCAAAAAAAGGATATGTGAAAACCATCAGTCAAACCACAACCGATCCTGAAAAAAAGGATTTTAACGGGTCGGTTGTGGAGGGCAAAAAAGGAGACCATCATGGCAAAAGCAGACGAGACAAAAAAAGAAGTTCCAAAACCTGAAGAAGGAAAACAAGCCCAACCGGCGGTTGTAAAGGAAAGAACCGTGGTGACCCTGGAAGATGTGCTTGCCGTGCAGAAAAAACAGGGTAAAGCCGTATGAAAGACGAAAACACAATAACCGGTTTCAAAGAGATCCGTTCCCAGGCAATCGGCGGGGGTAAAGCGGGGGTGGATGTTACCGGCGACGTCATGGCCAAAATCAACCTGTATGCTTTAAAAGAGCTGTCTTTAGATGATGTTTACGTCAGGAAAATACTCATGGCGCACAACCTCGTGGACAGAGACAGGGAGAGATTTTCCGAAACGATTCTTAACGACTTTGCAGCAACGTTGCCGGGCAAGTCGTTTTTATATGCCCATGACCGCGGCAGCTTTTTCCCTCTGGGGCTTTTTTTTGATGCAAAAACGCAGGAGATGACGCCGGAACAGTTTGCAGTCCTGACCGGTGAGACCCCACGGATGGGAGAAGCACAGACCATGGCCAAGGTGGTGTGGGCGTGGTTTTACATCATGAAAACCCCTGACCACGAATCCATTATCACCAACATTGAGGGGGGCACGTACCGTCACGTATCTATCGGGTTCAGGGCTGCGGATCTTGCGCCGGTAAAGGGCCCATATGATCAAACGCTGTACTGGGAATATGCCGGGCCCGGGGAGGCCACCGAGGGAAGCCTTGTCTGGCTGGGCGCACAAAACGGCGCCACAACACAGAAGGCTGCCATAGAAAAGCACCAGGAGCAATTAAAACAGGAACGATTAAAACAAGAACAACAACACAAGGAGACAACCATGAAGACCCTATTGATGCTTATGGGAAAAGTGCTTGGCAAAAGCTTTGACCCGGAAACCACGGAAGAAACGCTGGTTCAGTTCGTTAAATCTGTTCTGGAAGAAAAGGACGCTAAAATTACGGGGCTGGAAAAACAGGCAGGTGAATTAAAACTTCTGGCAGACGAGGGCAAGGCCTACAGGCAAAGCCTTGTCAACGAGTATGCCAAGATGAAAGCATGTTTAAAAGAGTGTGATGAGACCCCTGAAGCGGCTGAAACCATCAAGGGGTTTGCTCAAACCATGCCTGTTGGTTTTTTGCAAACAGAAATAAAAGCGCTTTCGGTGCGCATGGAAGAAAAATTTCCCGATACGCACACGCTTAAGGGAGACGACCGCAGGGATAAAAGCAAAGGCGGGGAGAATAAAAACGCCCTGATACCTAAAGAATAGTTACCGGTTGCCCGTTGCCGGTTACCGGTTTTCAACCGTGAACCGATAACCGTAAACCGATATTTGATAACCGTAAACTGATAAACGGAGGAGAAACAAAATGGCAAAAGCAACTTTTATAGACGGGCTTGCAAATCTGCGAACCTTAAAACTGGCACACACGGCTGCTGTTGAAGCCTACGATGTCATTGTATCTGCGGGAAGCGTTCTTGTCGCTGTCAATGACGCAGACGCAAACGTTGAAAATACGTATGTTTATGCAGGAAGGGTTATGTTTCCCAAGGCAGCAGAAGCTATTGCGGCTGCGGTCAAGGGATACTGGGATGCAACAGCCGGCAACATTACCGCAACCGCTACGGCCAATACTGCGGCCGGTATCCTGCTGGAAGCCGCTGCCAGTGCAGACAACGCTGTGGTAGCACTGCGGCCCAACTAACGAAAATTAAACAACAACCAGCAGTGACACTTATTAAAGGAGCTTGATTATGAAATTATACGGTCAACAAATCATCAACTGGGAGGGACTCAAAGAGATCCCTCCGGAGCAGCACAAGATAAAAATTTTAGAGGCGGTTGCTGACTTTATGAAACGGGTCGGCAAAATGCCCATTGACAATGTTAAAATGACCGGAGCGGACGTCAATCTTACCAGCGGAATTGCGCCTGTGGCCTTCAGACTGACCGACACCCTGTATTCTCCTGACCGCGGGTACGAGGTGTTGTTCGATGAGTTTGACATGCGGTCATCTACCAGCAAAAGCTTTGACCTGTTAGATGTGTCCGGCGGCGTAACGTTCTACCAGCAGATTCCTGGTGAAGAGGCCAAACTGTCCAAACTGCCATCGGCAGCCAAAGCAGCTGTAGCCATGCTTCGGTTTACAGGCGGTTTCCCCATCCTCGACGACTGGCTGCGGTTTAACGAGTATTATAAGATCGATGAGCTCACATCCGATACGGTCAAGCGGTGGTACGATAAAAAAGCCACATTGTTTTACGGGCTTCTGGTCGCCCTGGGCGCCGGCATCAACGAGACGTTTGCCACGGATGATGTGACCACCATAAACAATGCATGCGTTACGATTCTCAACGACCTTGAAGCATTGGGGTATCCGGTAACGGAAAACAACAGGTTTTACATTACCTGCAACCCGACCCTGAAGATGAGAATTTCCAAAGCCCTTGCAGCGGCATTTATTAATCCCAACACCAACAACAACGAAATCGTGTGGCCGATTGCAGGGATTATCTCAACCACCAAAATCGCTTCCACGAGTTATTATGTGAGCCTGCCAGGCGGCAAGAACAAGCGCGGGGAGTGGGAAGATCTCAATGCAAGAGAACCCCAGAGAAACGAATTAAAACTCGGGGCAGATCACGTGTGGACGGGCGCTTACAACGGGGCCATCGGAGAGGCCAACCAGCACAGACGCTGCGCATTATCATAAGACTGCACGCTTAAAGGGGAAGATCGCATGGCAAAAATATCTGTAGCGGATATTGCGGGCATGGGGTTTACAAAAGAAATGTTCGGAAAAGAATCCGATGGTGATTTTGCAGGCATGATCGACAATATTATTGCCGAGCAGTCAGACCTGTTAAAGCTTCGGGTGAGCGGGTTGAAGTACGATTCAACTGATCCGGGCATAACACTTCAGGTTACTCGTGCGGAAAAATGCCTGGTAGGCGCGGAGATGATTCAGGCCCGCATTATTTATACCGCCGGCAATGCCGTGCCAAACGGAGAAGAACCGGACACAGGCTCTCTTGACCGGCAACGGGACAAGTACACCAGGGAAGCAAACGAGCTGGTGGCAAAAATCATCACAGGGGCTTTGTCGGACAGCAGCGATTTTGCCACAGGCGCAACAGTGAGCGCCGGCACAACGCGTGCGGTGTTTTTATCAGCCTATAAATAGGAAAGATCCATGTTTGATATCCGGATTTCAGAGGACGGAAAAACAGCCGTTATAAACATGCTTGCAGGACTTGAGGCAACAGTAACCGCTGCCGCGCAAAAAGGCCTGACCCGTATCGGTAAAGAAGTTCACCGGGGAGCGCATCAATGGTTATCAGGTGAGAAAACACCGGCGGGTGCATACCCTGTGCCGGTGGTTACAGGCCACCTCAGACGGAGCGCCGCATGGCTGAAGCCCGGAGAAAGCAAGGCCGGATCCGGCGAGATATTTACGGCAGGAAACATGGAAACGGTTATCTATAATTCTGCGGCCTATGCTGAAACCGTTTTTCTGGGAAAAGGATCATCTGCAAAGTTCGGT